AAGCAGAAGAGTTTGCGCCTGGAGAGAAGCCTGGAAGGATTAAAGCTGAGCTTAAGTTTTGCGCCGTAAGCACGTAGTTAGTAGCACCGGTAGCAAGAGTCCTGAAGACAGGGCTCGCACCGTTAGTAACAACTGGGGCGGACGTACCGAGAGGTAAAGATACGGCGGCGCCTTTCTGGGCAGCAGTTAAACAAGAAGTAAACTTGTCATGTCTTTTACCTCGCTTAAGAAGCACATAATCAGCGGGGTTATCTGGTCCGTTATCGAGATCAACTACAACTGCGTTTTGTAAGTTTTCATCACGATAATCATTATTCCAGATAAAGTTATACGCCCTCGCGAGATAATTATTCATGTGCTCAGTGTCGGCTGAAAAGTCTACCTCAGTAGGGTAGCCGAAATAGTCATAAAGAGATTTCGCGACGAATCCACCGGCGCCAAGACCAGAGAGTGTAATTTTAGGCGATGTAAGAGTGGAATTGTCTTGGGTTGGGCCAGTAGGTTGAGCGTTAAATTGGTAACGAGCCCAATCAGTTTGAATAAGACGCATAGGCACATACCAAGCATGAAGATCAAAGTAGAGATCATCATAGAGAATTCTAGCTTGGGTAGTAAGCCTAGCGAGTACGTGTTCAGTAATTGAAAGAGTATCTCCAGGATAAATAAATTTATGGAAGATAGGGTAGAGATAGTCAAACTGGAGAGTGGTAACGTGCTTTTCAGCAATGGAAAAAGAGTTACGAGGACGAGAAATAGTGGGGACTGTAGCAAAATGGGCGTTTGCGCCCGTATCGGTTCTTAAATGCATTTTTTAAAACCTTTCTTGTTTGTTTTTGTTTTTTAGATCGTATAACGCGTTTTCCGCAGATTTTATAAAGTCTGGTACTTCGGCATCGGAAAAACATTGAGACATTATTTCGTCCCACATTTTTTCGTACTCTCTAATTTTTTCCTGTTTTTTATCGTTGAACGTAATCCAGAGATCTGCAATCTCTTTATTCTCAAGTCCAGTTTTAAACGGCGTATAAACGCGTTTCCGATATTTGTTATCGAAGAAAAACGAAGGATCGAAAAAATGGCACCAATGTTTATGGGCCAATTTTTGAAAATATCGAGGAACAGGTAATTTCCTACCGTTAAATGGGACGTACCCGAGACTTAAGATTTGGTCGTAGTGTCTTTCGAAGTAGGGCCTGCCAATCCCAGAATGTTTAGAATGAGATTTAAAAGAACTCTTAGTGTTCTGGTTTTTAATATCCTTTTCCAGATATTGGGATTGGTACATGGCAGATGCTTCTGAGACGTCTCCGATTGTGCAAAAGCCATATCCCCAGATTTTTGAAAGGGTCTCGGATTTATATAGTGGGTTAGAGTTGGACACCGTGTGCAGAGTTTTGTCGTCAAACGACAAGTTAAAGCAGATAAGATGCCAATGTTTCTTTTTATTTTTTCCATATTCATGGACATTATAGATTTCGATTTTTCTGGGTTCAAAATGCCTCCGTAATCGTTTTTTGAATTTTTGAATATCACTATATTGAAATTTATTATGGTATCCAGGAAGCGACTCATCGTAGGTCAAGGTCAAGAAACAATTTTCTTTGTAAAGACTAGCGTGTAATACGCAACGCGCAGCAAGCTCGTAGGAGCGTCTCTTGCGGCAGAACAAGCACTGGCCGCAGTTGAAGACCTGTTGATGCATGTCGAATTTAAATAAATCGCTAGCAAGGGAATAATGGCGAAAAATTCTTTTGCCTTTATCCCCAGTGTAACATAACACAGGGTCCATACATTTCATGTGTCGCGCCTCACATTTTAAGGGCCCTTGCAGGGGCCCTTTTTTTTTATTTTCTGATTCCGCCTCTCATCACGAATCGAACAGTGTTCGCAGGATGTTGCTTGGAAGTTTGTTTGAATACTTTTTTGTCTTTACTATGGTTTAGTTTTCGCCTCTGCATATTGCCTCCTTTTTAGGAGATGGTGTCAGTGGGCATTGTATTTATCAAGTAGGAACAATGCCCGGACTAGGTGGTACTGTACCAACATGGTAATTAGCTGGAGCGACGAGAGCTCTAATATCGTGAAGATTAGCTACGTGCTCAAGCTGTTCACCAACGAGTTTGCCGGATCGCAAGTCGAACCAGCCACATTTAAAGATGCTGAAATCTTCAGCATGTTGATAATACCGATTTTTCTCTGCCGCATCGCTCCGCTTAAAGGCAGTAGCAAAGTCTCGTAGAACGACATCCCGGTTTGAAGCGGGGAATGGTTCAGAATAAGCACGAGCCTTGCTGTCGAATACAGTAAAGAACTCAAGATCTTTTTGAGGTTTTTCCATTTTTTTTTCTCCTTCTATAACGGGCTTGTGCAGCCCTTTGTTTTTTTAGCCTTTTTTGACAAAAAGGACATTTAGTTTGACGCCTCATTTTTTTGTTATGTTTTGGTTATATAACGTCGTCAAGGGAAAAGAGAAAACTGGAACAAAAGAGAAATGCTTTCTCTTTTAATAGTGAGTTTGGTTATGTTTGTTTTTTTAGTGGGAATAGTAGTTAGGGGAGCTTCCCACCGCTCCCCTAACACCCCAGGTCCTCAAAGTTACGGCTCCGGGCCGCCGGGTGGCCCGCTCGTAAGAGCGTTACTCGCTTTTTTTAATACATACAGAGCAGAAACGCATTACGTGTTTTTTCATATTAGTCCGCGTCCTGCGTCCTTGTCCTTGTTATTCAAAGGTTACTTAAATGCGTTCATTTTTTGTCTGTTTTTATATTTGCGTCTTCGACGATAGGGTTTGGAATTGGTATTTCAATTCCTTTTATCTCATCGGGTTTTAGTATACCCATAGAGATCATTTTTTGTTTATTATCGGGGTTATCGATAAATTTTAAGAATTCAACGTGGTTACGGAAATTCTTTTTGATATCAGGGGATAGATTCTCGAAATTTTGTTTAGATTTATACACAACATTCATCGAATCTTGGAGAGAAGGTTCGGCAGAGAAATCATGGTTTAAGATTTCTTGCCGATATTGGTTACGAGCAGCTATATAATTCGCAAGCTCATCTGGCTGATATTTATCCATTAGGTAATTGAGGTCGGATAAATGTGCTGTGTGCTGCTCAGTTAGAGTAGGACAGTTGTCGAAAAAGTGTTGGATTCGACGGGTTCCATCACGGCGCTGTGTGACTACAGTCACACGCTCATTGAAAGCTGGTTTATCATTAAACAGCTCTCCCGTGATTGGGTCAATAATTTCTTTGTCATCTTTTACTTTACTTTTAGCCATTTTTACTCCTTAGGGTTGGCGCATTGGTGGGGCACCGAATACGTTTGGTAGATTTTTTTTAGCCTTTTCTAGGCCATCGCCTAAAATTTTAAAGGTATCTTGCATGGTCTTTTTTTGTTGAAAGCCTAATTTCTCAGAGACAGTTTTAGCACGAGTTAACTCCTGTTCAGTTAAATTTTTTGCAATAGAAGCATTGATCGACTTCGTCTCGTTATCAATTCGCTGTTGTTGTTGATTTAACTGAAGCGCTTCATACATAGGCTGTAAATTCACTTGGGGCGCCGTTAAAGACGCACCAGCGCCAGAAGGTGTGCTAGCGCCGTCACCGCCAGCGCTGAGGGTAGGATTCAGGCCAGCGGCCTGTAAATCCGCAACCTCGCGTTGGTGGGCGGTGTTAGACATACGCTCCTGAAAGTTCATTTGGTTTTGTGCAATCTTCTTGTTGGCAGAGTTGGTGTCTTGGCCGGTAATAAAATTTGCGGCAGCACCGGCTAAGCCAATCAAGGGATTAAACATACCCATTATAACCTCTTTAATCCAGGGATAGAGTACATCGGCAAAGTCCTAGCAATGCGCCCGGAAGCAAGACAGTTAATCATAATGGGGTCTGAAACAGACGGGCTTACAACCGTGTTTCTTCCTATGTCGGTCGACGACTGGATCCAAGCCGAACCTAAAGTTGGGAGCGATCCGTAGTCATCAGCCATGTGCATAGAATCAAGGGAAGTAGCATAATTGGAGCGCATTTCGGAAGAAACACGGTTCTCCGAATAACGCAATTCATACGCATACTCTTGGTAACCGAAAGTATCATTATCGGTAGAGGCGCCAGAAGCATAAATTTCTTTATTCTTCACCGCGACCTCACCAAGATTTGCAAATTCCGGCTGATACCAATCATATCGAGTACGATATGAAAGCTCTTTAGCAAGTCCTTGTTGGTAGGTAATGTTGGATCTTGCAGAGATAAGTACCATAAACACACCGTGTTCTACGAACGAGTGTGTAATGTTAAAAGAAGACATGGTCTGAGAGAATTGGGTCAGGTTACCTTGAGGAGTAGTACCAGTTTCTGAGCTCTGGGGCACAACCACACCGTCAAACGTAAAGGTTTGGCCACCGAGATATTCAGGGCGTTGGAGACGAAAGTCAGGTACAGTAATACCCCATCGGTGCTGGATACTTTCCACGTCCCTTGTACCGCCTCTAGCATCGGCTTCAAGTAAATGTTGTACGGCATAGCTTTGGCGAACCTGGTTTAACGTAGCGGCTGTAGCGCTTGATAAATCGACGTTTAAACCAGTGGTAGGTCCGAAG